TCGAAAAAGCAGGGAATGCTTTGAACTAAGGAGGAAAATTGAAGAATTTCTACATCATTCGTGGTGTATCTGGGAGTGGCAAGTCCACTCTCGCTAAAACAATGTCTGAGGCTCTTGGAGCTTCACATTTAGAAGCTGATATGCTGCTATACAATAACCAAGGAGAATACGTCTGGACAAAAGAAGGCGTATCTGAGGCACATCGACAGACTGCGATTCATCTGTATCACTTAATGGAGTCAGGTGAGTCTAATATAATTCTGTCCGATACCTCTGCAAAACAAAAAGATATGCAAAAATACCTGGATCTGGCTAAAGAGAAGGGTTACACTACGACAGTGATTGTAGTTGAGAACCGTCACGGCGGTAAGTCCATTCACGATGTAAGCGAGGAAACACTAGCTAAACAACGTGATCGTATCCGAAGCACTATTTCACTCTAAGGATAAAATATATGTTGATTAAAGAACTTAGTCCTGGTACAGTATACAAACTGAAAGACGAACACTTTATTCAGAACAAACTGATGGTGATTGCAGTCCCATATGACATTGAAATTGTCGATAAAGAGTTTGGGGCACCTGTTTGTGCTGGACTAGCGTCTATTGATTTGGTAACATTCGAACTCGTTCAGTGGCAAGGCCACGAAGAACAAGAAGCAACTTTACTTACAGAAGGAGATGAATAATGTCAACAGCAATCTATGTACGTGGTGAACGTGGTGATCAGAACCTGTTTTCTTTCAACGATGATGTTTCTATCTACGACATTCGTCGTGAGATGGAAGATTTTATCCGCGAAGTACGAGGCTTTGTTCTGGCAGAGTTCCTTATCAGTACAACCCGAGGTGATTACTGGTATATGGACATTGAAGGGCTGGTGAATGATATTGGTGAGTTTTCTGTGGAGATGAACGGCTAATGCATACTGTTCCCGATTTTGAGGTCGGGAATATCGTCAAGCTACTGTCTGGCGGTGTTCCAATGACTGTTCAAGAAGTATTCGATAATATGTGTAGTGTTATCTGGATGGATTTGAAAGGCGAGATGAAAACTACTCGCGTTTATAAATCTGTGTTACGGCATCTGAATGACGAGGAGTATCAATGGAACAAGTAAAAACAACCCTATATGCTTTAAACAAAGATGAAAGCTTTCAACAGTGGAAGGTATTCACTGTGGGCAGCACTATTTTGTAGAGTTTGGGAAACTCGGTGGTAAGATTCAAGTTAAGCGCACGGAAGCTAAACCTAAGAATGTAGGTCGAGCAAATGAAACAACAGCCGAGCAGCAAGCAGTACTGGAAGCTATTTCTAAATGGGAAAAGCAGGTTCGTACTGGATACCGTGAATCTACCGAAGAGCTTGAAACTGTCGAGCAATTCTCTCCGATGCTTGCTCACGATGGGAATAAGCGTAGCCACGATATTGTGTATCCTTGTTATGTTCAGCCGAAGCTGGATGGTTTACGTTGCCTGGTTACTTTTGATGTATTTGGTAATCCTATTTTCAATAGTCGTGGAAATAAGACATACCCAATCCAAGGAAAGATAGCCGAACAAATGACAGAGTTGCGTGACAAGACGATGAATACGATCTTTGAAAATCGCACACCGATGTTTGATGGTGAAGTTTATCTACACGGGTTGAGCCTACAAAAGATTGTAGCTCTGGCTAAGAAGTGGCGTACTCACGATGAAATTGAGATCGAAATTGATAAGGATTTCGAGGCAGATAAGAAACGTCGAGCAAAAGCTATTGCAGCAGGGGAAACTGTATGGAAGAACTTTGCTAAGCGCGAGATTAGCGTGGAAGTAGAGCCAGTACGTGACACTGATCGATACAATGGTTATGAGAGTGCGGATCTCCAGTTCCATATCTTCGATATTCCTGATTCGAAGAAGAAATGGTACGTCCCTAAACCAGATGACCAGGTAGAATGGGCTGATAGTCGATACACTGATCTATTCCTCATTGGGCTGGAAGCTAGTGGTATGTCTCACTTGCGTTTTGTTAAAGGTAAGGTGTTAGAGACAGAAGAGGCTGTTAAGCTTTACATTGGTGATTATATGGAGCAAGGTTATGAGGGCGTAATCGTCCGTAACTTTGATGGTGTCTACTTATTCAACCAACGATCATCGGATCTGATTAAGTGGAAGATTTTTCAGACGATTGAAGCATTTGTTTTTGGATTTGAGATTGACAAGAACGACGAAGTTCTGTTACACTGCCGTCTTCAATCTGGAGTTGAGTTCAAAGTGAAAATGAAAGGCACCCACGCCTACCGAGCAAACTGTATGTATCTGGTAGGTAGTGTCATCACAATTAGCTTCCAAGCTTATACTGATGACGGAGCACCTAGCTTTGCAACTGGACTCACTGAACGTGATGTTAACCCTGACACTTGGGAGGTATTAGAATAATGTTTACTACCGCACTTATCGTGCTGTCTATTATGTGGTTGGTAATGTTTGTCTACTACATTATCAATACAACGAATGAAACTACCACAGCAGCAATCGTAGGTATTGGTGTGGCATATTTTGCCGGATGTGGTGTAGCGGATTTCATCTTAAAAGCAGCAACCTGGATTGCCCAACTATAATTAGAGGGCTTCGGCCCTCAGTAAGGAGAGATTTTTAATGGCTAAGAAGTTTTACAAAGAACAACGCAATCACTCAACATTCTTCCAGAACGCAGCAGAACGTGTAGTAAGCTGGAACGCGATTGCAATGAACGAATCCCCGAGCAACTACGAAAAGTTTGCTGAGAAGTTCACCCACGAGAAGTTTGTTCATCAGATTTCTCTGGTAGAAGAAGAACTCAAAGAGTACCGTGATGCATTCCAAGCACAGGATCAGGTAGAGATGTTGGATGCAGCCGCAGATATCTTTGTTGTATCAGGATTCCTGACTTATATGTTCTTCGGCCCCGCTATTCTTAATGAGTTTATGAAATACGGTGTAGCAGATCATCTGGCAAGCGATCCCTACAAAACACTGTGTCGTTCTCGGGAAGTACTTGACAGTTCAGATCAGACAGCATTCCTGATGGCGGCAATCTTCCGCTCTTCTCGTGACTCGCTGGTAAAAACTGTTCACGATGGTAAAGGAGCTATTCTGGAAGTGTTACGTAGTAACGACAGTAAGTTTCCTACTGAGCAACAGCTTCGTGATAGCCACCAGCTTCTTACCGAAGATATCTCAGAGGTTCTTGAGGCAGAATTAGCTTGGATTAAAGAAAACCGTACCGAATATTCTGACTTCTCTGTTGTTTACAACGAAGAGTTTGAGGTGTATACTTTCCTCGATGGTAATGGTAAGTATATGAAACCATCTACTTTCAGTCCGGCAAACCTCAAGCCGTTTATGGTGGAGTAATGAGTTACAGTGCTCAAGCAATGCAATACCAGTTGATGCAAATCATTAAGCAGTTGAAGGCTGCTGGTATTGATGATATAACTACGGAAGATGTTTCTTTGAAGCACTCTGTGAGAGGTAAGCTGGTAGTAAGATTCAACACGGAAGAGCAATGGCTAGATAATCCTGAGAACAAAGCCAGCGCTGCACAAAAAGTAATGAAGCAAGCATATAAAGGTTGCAAGCTTCCTGACTGTGTAGTAGAGTACGAAAAGGTTAAATACCTCGTTAAAGTAATCAAATAATTATAGGGCTGGCAACAGCCCTTCATTAACAAAGGAGAATATTATGTCATTCGCAAAAACTTTCAAATCTGTTGTTACTCTGGAACTGACCGAAGCTGTTGACCTGAACGCAATCAACAATATCACGGATCGTCCGTTTGAGTATGTACCTGCTGGTGAATGGGAAGCAGAGAGCATCGGTCTGATTCATATCGACGGTGAGTTTGTGAAAGAGTTCGCTGGTCTGCAAGTGATTAACATCGGCTCCAGTGTTAAGAAAGTTAACAAGAAAAAAGTGAAGCGTCTGGTTAAAGAACGTGTAGCTGAGATGCAAGCGCAGTATGCTGAAAACAACCCAGGCGAAACCCTGAAAGTTAGCAAGGAAGATAAGGATATTATCGCAGAAGAAATCGCATTTTCTCTGCTGCCAGAGACAGAGGTTGACGAGTTTGAAAACCTGCTGATCGTGGATAAAGAAAACCAGCAAGTATTCGTTGTCAACACCAGCAAGAAAGCTAGCGAAAAGCTGACTGACTTTGTGCGTGACCTGATTGAAAGCTTCCCTGTGGAAGGTATTGTGAAAGACGAGTCAATGGTAGTGAAAGGTTTCTCTGAACTGCTTACTGGCGATATCACTACCCGTTTGGCGCTGGGCAACTACATCAAACTGGCTGACGCTGACGGTGTTGTTGTCTGGACTAAAGAAAGTCTGTATCAGTCAGAAGCATCTGAACTGCTGGAGACAGGTAAGCTGGTTCAAGCGATTGGTCTGGATTATGATGCGGTTGTAACTTTCGTGGTGGATACTGAGTTTACTCTGAAATCCCTCAAGTTCGATAAGAGCTTTGAGGCAGATGGTACTTTTGAAGCGAACGTACTTGCAATCGTAAATGAACTTCGTGGCATCATCAAAGATCTAAAAGAAGAAACTTTTAGCGAATAAGTATTGACACGCTCAGTCTAGTTATGTTAATATGCCCTTCTAGTAACGAAGGGCTTTTTATTAGGAGACTCACAATGAAACGAATCATCCTCGCAATCGCATTAATGACTTCATTCTGTGCCGCAGCGCAACAGACTACATTAATCCTTGAAGCAGAGTACATCAGCGGTAACGCCAAATATTGTGTATATTCTAATGCTAGCCATACAGAGACTGTTGAGGTCAGCGAGAATTCACAATGTCGGCATACGGAGACTTTCGATGCCGATTAACATCACTAGGAGGATGTTATTAGCGGCTTTATCAAAATCAAACTGGAAGACCTGCCAAAATATGTAGACGAGAATACGGAAGTTGTGATTGACTACGATCAAATCGCTTTCCAAGGAGCGTCAGCGCTAGAAAAGAGAGCGATTGAGGCGTTACACATTGACTCGGGCAGAAAGAAACAGTTTAAGCATAAAACAGAATTCTGGGGTGCGGGAAAGGCTATCGGAGGATGGTTAGCAACTCAGAACACGGAAAGAGAAGAGAAAGGACTTAAGACGTTTACAAAGGAAGATTTTGAAATCCTTAGTCTACAGATCCCAGCAGCGGATATCTCCCACACTTTCCAAGCAGCAAAATCAAAACTCGAAGGGATTGTTAAGCACCTCAAGCTTACAAAGTATTCCGGCGTTATCGGTGTAGGTAAAACCTTCCGGCATCGCTTAGAACTCCCCAAAGAATACAAATCCTCTCGTGCAGAAACAAAACCTGTCCAGTTAGCAGAAACCAAAGATTGCCTTGTAGAGCATCATTACGGCGATGTTGTTGTTGAGATCGAAGCCGATGATGCTATGGAGATCCGAGCATTTGAAGGCTACAACGATTATCTGAGAACAGGTAAAACATCGTGTATCATCGCATCGATGGATAAAGACAGCCTCCACACTCCAGGCTTCTTACTGAACTTCTACCGTGAACCAGGCGCCACCTCTTACAAGGAGCCAGAAGTTATCTTTATTGATGACTCAATCGGTGATATCTGGGTTAACGAAAAGACCAACTCGAAAGGGAAGGTAACAAGAGAAGTTAAGGGCTGGGGAAGTTATTGGCTGGCGTATCAGATGCTTATGGGTGACGATACAGATACAGTAAGACCTTACCAAGACTTTGATATCAAGTTTGGGGATTTAACGTGCTACGCTTTAATCAAAGACAGCACTTCTCAATATGACTTGTTCAGCAAAGTTAAAGCACAATTCCATACTTGGTTCCCAGACGGTGTTAAGTTCACCTCGTGGACAGGTAGAGAGATTGAAATGTCAACGGACGAGTGGATTGAAACTATCTTCCAACTGGTCTATATGAAACGTGTACACAACGATACTACCACCTTTGAAGATATGCTTCAAGGGTATCAGGAGATAAAATGAGCAAGTTAACAGAAACGCAGAAGACAGATATCCTTAGTTATAAAGCACAGGGATTCAGTTCTCGCGCTATTGCCTCTTTAGTGTTAGGTAGCAGTTCTCGCAAGAGTACTGTTAATGATTTCCTAGCTCGTGAAGTTGGAGCAACACTGACAGTAATTAAGAAAGACGGCCCCGTTATCAAAATTATTGATGTGGAAACAGCCCCAGAAATCGCGTATAGTTTCCGTCGATTCAAAGCTTTCATCTCTCCTGAGCAGGTGATTAAGCGTGGCTATTTGCTGTCCTACTCTATCGCAGACCTGCATACAGGTGAAGTAGAAGGTAAGAGTTTAGCAGATTATGACCTGTTTGATATTGACCACACAGACGACTATGATATGTGCCAAGACCTCTGGCGTATTATGGATGAAGCAGATGTTCTGATTGCTCACAACGGCGTCAAGTTTGACCGTGCGTACATCAACCAACGGTTTGCTTATCACGGTATGGTTCCACCAAGCCCGTATGTTGTAGTCGATACACTGAAAGCCGCTAAGAAGCAGTTTGCACTGCCTTCAAATGCGCTTAAAGAGATGTGTATCTATTTTGAGACAGAGAACTTCAAACTGGATAACGAAGGATTCCCACTTTGGAAGGCTTGTTGTGAAGGTGATCGTGATGCATTCAATCGTATGCAAACATACAATGATGGGGATGTTCTGAGCCTTCGTGATCTATATCTGAAACTTCTGGCGTGGATTCCTCAGCACCCGAACGTCTCAGCATACTACAGTGATGACGCTTGTCGTTGTTCACGTTGTGGTAGCACGGATGTTGCTGTTGTTCCAGGTAAGTTCCACCAGACCGCAGTTAGCACCTTCGAAGTTATTCGTTGTGCTCAGTGTGACAGCCTTTCTCGTGGACGTGTCAACCTCCGCAGTAAAGAGAAACGTGGCAATACCATCATCGGTATTTAATATCAAAGAGGGCTTCGGCCCTCTCTTTTAGAGGAGATAGTTATGTCAGCAATCAATTCCCAAATTGACGGAAGTCACTACACAGAAATGCACCTTCAACCACTGGAACTAACCTATATGATAGGTGCTACTCCGGCCTTCTGCAAGCTTGCCAAATACGGCTCACGTAACAAAGGCGATAAGCTTATCAACTTAAACAAAGCCCTCCATTGCATCAAGTATGAGCAAGAAATGCAAAGCCGTTATGCTAATATTATGGCAGAGGAATATCCCTTCGGATTCGATTTAAGCAAGTCAGAGTTGGCATCAAAGCTAATCGAAATCTTCACTCCAAATCCAGAACTACGTTCTGCACTCAAAGCAATGTATAACGGTGAATACGAAAGAGCAATCCGCTATATTGAGGTAATGATCGAAAGTGAAACAGAATAACCCTCAAGATTATAAAGAGGGTGATCGTGTGAAGATTTATAGAAAGGGCGCTAATGGCGTCCTTTTGTGCGATATAACCCTAAAGGAATCATTCTGCAAGAGAGCCTTCGACAGAATGTTGTTTTTCAAATACGATATACCGCCTGGTGATTACAGGGCAGTTAAGGTAGTGAGCAATGGCTAAAGCTGTTAGAAAGAAAGTTACAAGGAAGAAAGCAGTAAAGAAACCTCTGCTTATGGACGTTATTGAAGACCTCACCGGAGAACCTAAGAAAGTATGGGGAGAAGGAACGCCCCGGAGAACCAAATCAGAATTCTATGTCTGGTTGCGTGGGCTTCTGCGTAGAGGTTGGAGCAAGCATCCGTTAAGGATCTCCAAGATCACAGCAAACAGGTTTAAAGCCGATAAGCACTTTAAAAACGGTAAAGTGATGCAGGTGTGGCACTGTAAGTGTGAAATGTGTGGAATCACTGGCCCTCAGAAAGAGTTTGAGGTAGACCACATCACAGCGGCTGGATCTTTGCGTGGCTATGATGATATACTCGGATTCATTACAAGACTTCTCTACATCTCAGATGAAGATTTAAGAATTGTGTGCAAGAAGTGCAACAGCATCTTGGCATACTCAGACAAACAAGGAGTTACTTTTGAAGAAGCGAAAGCTATCAAAGAGGCGATCAGTTTGGTGGGCAGTAAGCAAGACAGACAGTGGCTTGAATCCAGAGGAGTATCGGCAGAATCAACCATCGCAAAAAGAAGAGAACAAATCATAAATATTTTGTTGACAGAGAAGAACACTTAGCGTAGTATTCATCTCAAAAAAACGAGACAGCTACTGAAATGGTTTGGTAGCTGAACAACAAAGGAGATATTTAATGAAAAAGCTTAAAAACGTAAAATCAGTTCGCAACGAAAACGGCTCAGTGTTTATGGTCAATGATAATGATCAAGTATTCAAGGGTGCCGGATTCACCAGCCTATACGGTAGCATCGGTATGGAAGACGGTTCAAAGATCCTGTCTGCTGTATCTCAAGCAAAACCTACAGGCGATAGCGAAGTTGTCTTTGGCAAATCTAAGCGTGGATTTATGACCCTGGGTAGCATCTTGGGTAATGGTCGCTTCCGTGACCGTGGTATCTCTGAAACTCTGCTGTTGAAGCTGTTCACTAACAACCGTTTTATCAAGCGCGTCCGTATGGCTTATAAGATGACTCCGCTGAAAGAAGAAAGTCTCCAGCAGGTGTATGAGCCAATCGTGGATACTCAGTCTCTAACCAGTGAACTGACTCAAGTCAAAAAATGTCTGAAAATGGATGAAAACGGCTTGACAGGAACTGTCGAATACGATAATATTCGTGTCGTTGTCTCAGCGACAGAAGCTAAGCGTCTGAGCAACTTTATTTAATATTACCGCCCTCTTCGGAGGGCACTTTTAGAGTAAACATAAGGAGAAGTGACAATGCTGAATAAAACAAACGTAGAACACATCTATACCATCAAAGTTAAAGACTTTCTGAACAAAACTAAAACTCCAACTATTCAGCGTGATCACAAGGCTCGTGTAGAGTCAGGTAAAGTAAACTACTTCCAAGATATGCTGCCAAACCACTTGGTAGTTAACCTTGCGCTGTATATTGGTAAGGACTTCACCACTGACAACGGTCACACAATCCAGCGTGGCGATTATCTGGTTGTTGATGGAAACACCCGAAAGTTCTTCTGGCAAGTTATGATGGAAAGCAAAGATCCAAAATGGCTGGCCTTTAATGAATCACAAATCGTTTGTGGTTATCGGGAGTTCTCTGAGATTGAAGATCTGAATAAGTGGTATGCTACATTCGACTCGAAAGAGCAGATTAAGGTTGCTAAGCATAAAATGGAATCAGCAGCGAGTCTGATCGGTATCGACTCAGAACGTGTAGCTAAGCTTAGCAGCGCACTGAACAAGTGTTCTTCTAAGGTTGCTGATGTTTGCCGCAAGTATGACGTTACCGAAGAAGAAGCTAAGGCACGTCAGATTGAAGCTTTTGGCACTCACTACATCAATGAGTTTTACGATAACTTTGAAAAACTGTGGAGTCCTAAACAGAAATCAAGCATTGGGCCTTTCCTGGTTGCTTACCGTTATCTGCTCAGCAGTGGTCAGCCTCGCTCAGTTGTAAACAGCCTGTTCACCGAAATGTTTACTGGTCACTTTGACCGTGCAATGAATGAAGCAGGAGACAAATGCGTAGCGCTAGAACTGCGTGATATGTTCCTGACAGATGGTATCTACAGTTACTTAAACCCTAAAGGCGCTGGCGACCGTATTGAAATCATCTCCGCAGTGGTGTATAAACTTATCCAGACCAGTATTGAATCTGGTAAGTATTTTGTAAGCCGCAAACGCAAGCCTTTTGCTCAGAGTCAAGAGGGTGCTAAGCGAGCAATCCAAATCTTCAACGAAGAGTTGAGGATCACAGTATAACGGAGGAAGTTTGATTAACGACTTAAAACCCCTATTCAAATGGGCTGGTTGTAAACGTAAGATGTTCGTAAAGTATGCCCCTCTCTTTGAGGGGCTTTCTTTTGACACTTTCGTAGATTTATGTGGTGGTACAGGGATTACCTCTGTGTGGATTCACAAGAACTTTCCTGATGCGAAAATCATCTTGAATGAGTATAATGTGGATCTCTATTACATCTACCAGCAAATTAAAGAGAATTACGAAGACTTCATTGACAACGTAAATCATTTAGAGGCTAAGTATATGGCCTTACCTACCAAAGAAGAAAGAAAGGCTTTCTACCTAGAGTATCGAGAGTATTACCACGAGAACTACAACACTCTATGTGTTGAAGACAAGACCTTCATTCTGTATTTCCTAATGTCCACCAACTTCAACGGTATTTGGCAAGCTAAAGCTGCAACTGGAATCTACTACACTCCTTTCGGAAACGGTGGAGAGAAGAATGGAATCTATAACAGAAAAGCTATGCAAGATTTCCGTGATATGATAAAAGATGCTACCATTGTTTGTGGTAGTTATGAGCACGTAGCAATTCCAGAAAACTCATTAGTGTTTGCAGATCCACCCTACGTGAATAGCCACACTCAGTACGACCGCAGATCTTCATTCGAAGATATTATGCAGTTGCAAATGGCAGAACATCTAAAGAACCTTCCGGCTAGCTGTCAGTTTGCATTCTGTAATAAGGATCACGAAATGTTCTATGATGCTTTTAAAGGCTACACATTCGAGTACTTTGACGTTAAGTACACTGCGTCCAGTAAAGACACAGAAGGAGCTAAAGCCAAGGAAGTATTGATTCATAACTTAAGAGGTGAATAACTTTGGCAAAGTTGTATTTCAGACACAGCGTAATGAACGCTGGTAAAAGTCTGCATCTACTTCAAACACAAAACAACTACAGAGAGAGGAAGAAGGAAACTCTTCTTCTCACTGCTGCACTTGATACCCGCAACGGCGAAGGTAAGATTACCTCTCGTCTGGGTGTTTCTGGTGATGCAATGGGTGTGTCAGATGTTGACGATATCAAAGTAGTAGCGTATGCTATTGAGCCTGCAAATATAGAAGCGATATTTGTAGACGAATGCCAATTCTTATCCGAAGAAGTCATTGACGCACTGGCTGGATTGGTAGATACTTACGTCATTCCTCTTTTCTGTTACGGACTAAAGACAGATTTCAGAGGAAAGCTTTTTGAGGGAAGCAAAAGACTGCTAGAAATTGCAGATTCGATAACAGAACTGAAAAGCATTTGTATGTGTGGAAGAAAGGCACTATTCAATAGAAGAATGGTTGACTCTCCTGACCAAGTAGTGTTAGGTGGAGAGGATATTTACGAAACGCAATGCAGAAAATGTTTTATGGAAGGAAAGTGAAATGAGAATTATGTGTGATTGGGATCTATGCGTAGCTCCTACAGACGTAGGCTGGTGGGAATGGTTGTGTAAGATTGACGGCAGAAAAGACCCTATGCCAGTGAGAGGTAAAACCACCCACTACAACCTTGGAGAATACTTCGCTTGGTTTAAGCATCAACACGGTATTGATCCTCAGTCTTATTGGGATAACTTACACCTGTATGATACAATGGGTACTGTAGAAGGTGCAGGCAGAGTACTAAACCGTTGGGGCAGGTTTGGAAACAACCTGTCTGTAGGCAGTGTTACTCGTGGAGGACACATTAGTAGCAAGTTTAGACACGTTAAGCGCGTGGCAAGTGATTTCAGTTTTGAGCCTGGTAGTGTAATGGTTTCTTTGCAACAAAAGAGAAATATTTACTTCCTTGTGATATCGCAATTGACGACCGAGCCGAAAACCTGTTACACTTTCCAGATAGTGTCGAAAAGATTTACTTCAACACGGTATATGATGATTCAGCGCTAATGCGTTTAGTCAACAAACCAAATGTACACATCACCACGATTGAAACACCGTGGCAAGATATTGAATCAATTTTATTTTAGGAGAAACAATGGAATTTACTAACGATCAGGGATATGTAGCAACTATCATCGCAGACTCAATCTCACCGACAGGTAAGCGAATCACAACATTCGAACTTACTTACCCACGTATGGTTCACTCTGAAATGATGACTCACCGCCTATTCAGCCGTAATGCTGCATCAAGCCGTGCAATCCCTGTAACCAAGCTGATCGAACTAATCAGGACTAAGCCTGCCCGACCTTACCTCTTTGGTCAGAATCAACCTGGTATGCAAGATAAAGGCGTAGATTTCGATGCTCCTATTCAGGCAGGATACTCTGCACAGGAATGGTGGGATCTTGCAGCACTAAGCGCGATTCGATTTGCCGAAGAGTACACAGCAGCAGGTTATCACAAACAGGTAGCAAACCGTTTACTGGAACCTTTCCAGTTTATCAAAACCGTTTTGACAGCTACAGAGTTTGCTAACTTCTGGTGGTTGCGTATTGATGCTGACGCAGATCCTTCCATCAAAGCTATTGCTGAGTTGATGAAGCAAGCTATTGATGTTTCTAAGCCGGAAGCCCTTGAACCTGGTCAGTGGCATACTCCGTATGTTGACCACGCATATGAACATCTGACAGATGATGGCCCAGGTATTTTTGTAGGTTATTGCTTGCAAAATGAAGACGGTACAACTACTATGCTTACCGAACAAGAGGCTCTTGCTATCCCTTCTTCGTGTTGTGCTCAGGTAAGTTATCGTGTTCTGAATAACACCAAAGATAAAGCGCTGGATATTTACGGCAAGCTGTTATCAGGTGCAAAAGTTCACGCATCACCTTTCGAACATCAGGCAACGCCAATGATTATTGAGTCTGTGGAGTGTTTTGGTGACTTCTCCCGATTCTTAGATGGTGATCTTTCTGGATACACTCACGTTGATAAAAACGGTATGTTCTGGTCAGGAAATCTTCAAGGTTTTGTTCAGCATCGACAATTACTGGAAAATCATTCGGAATGGTAAGAAAGTAGTTGACAGATAAGTAGGTTTTGTAGTAGTATTATCCCACGTTTGAGAGGGAGCATTTCCCTCTCCACTATTTAGATTAGGAGAAGCAAAATATGTCACTGATTAACACCATCGTATACGGCTCTGTAAGTATGTCCACCATCAAAGCAACCCCAGAATGGAAAGCTGTTGCTGATTCAAATGGTAATATCCCTCGTGAACTATTCAGTAAGACATTTAAGCTAGCTCTGCACTTCCTTGGTTGGGATTCAGAAAAAGCAGGATACACTCGTGAAGAAGGTATCTATATCCGTAGCCAAGAACGTGAAGTAGTGTTCAAAACGAGCGTCCACCGTTTTCCAGTACGTAGCGATTATGCTTACAAGCGTATCTATGAGAAAATGGATATTCTCCACGTTGGAGATGAAGAATTCAACGGCTGGGGAGACATTCACACTAAACTCGCTGACTTCGGTAACGAACATCAGCCACCAACAGGCAGTAACTTTGCCGACGACACCGAGGAATAATGGCTAAGAATACCAAACCCAAAGATAGATTCGCAGGATGCGTTACAGAAACCTATTTCGATAAAGATATGAACTGTAACGTGACCGTTATTTTAGATACATCAGAAAGATTAAGTCCTAGCAGAAAAGCAGCAGATCAGAAAGCCAAAGAACGTGGATTTGAAGATATCGATCATTTTGAAGGTTATCTGTATGCAAACAGCTTATATACGGACTTAAAGCCAGGCAGTGATGTAGAACAGTAATTTAGAATAAGGAAAAGACATTGATTAACTTCGTAACAAAAGCTAATGGTAAGAAAGAACCTTTTAATCCAGAGAAACTTCGTAAATGGTCTGACTTTGCAAAAAAGATCAAGCGGAATAAAGGTAAAGTTAGCTGGAGTGAGATCGAGTTAGAAGCAGTCAAACGTGGGTATGACGGAATGCCCACTTCCGAACTGCATAACGCTATGATTTCAGCTTGTATCAGCAAACAAACACAACCATACGCAGATTTCGCAGCGCGGCTTCTGATTGGTCGTCTGTATAAACAAGCACACGGAGGTTTCAGTAAGATTCCTTCTCTGCTTGAGTTTTATAACACCAGTGTAAAATCTGAATACTGGATTGATATGGATTACACCGAAGAAGAGATCAACGCTCTCGGGAAAGTAATTGACCATAATAAAAACTTGGATTATGATTACAGCGTCTTACGTCAGATGGAAGATAAAT